TCACAAAACAATAAAACAAAACAACATGTTAACGAAAATGAAGTTTACCGGAAAGGCTTTTCATCAGGGAGATGTACAGTTCTTTGAGTTGTCAGAACTACCTGTAGGACTGAAAAAAGTAGAGAAGCAGTTCATAGCTGCATCAGAACGTAGTGGATCATTCCATGCACTTTTTGGAGAATACGATCTTTACCAAACTGAAGACGGGTTTGTAGTAGATGTCAAGAATGACTGTATACTGAACCACAGTTTGAAGCAGTTTATCGAAGGGTTGTCTCTTGATGAATCAAAGGTACTGCCGAAGAAGGACCATCGACATACAGAAGTAAAGAAGAGGGTGCTATTCGTAGGCATTCAGAACCGTTTCGATCCCTTAGCTGGTAAGAAAGAAAAGGTAAAGGACTAAAGTAACCACAACTCCAGCAAAAGGATCATCATGTAACAGGTACTACGAGACCATGACACTTTAGCTTACAGAGAGAATAGTCTCTAACAAGTGTGAGGAAATGGTTTATCCCTGTTACAGGTGATCTGGCTGTTGGATATACAGATAGGATATGAACATAAAGCCGAAGCAGCAATCTGTACATCAACCTGCAGAAAAGAAGGAGTGGAAAAAGGTAGTGTATAGTATGAGCACTCACAGGGAGGACTATGAAGCTCTCTGCTCCTTTGGTAAACACCTGCACAAGACATGGGGATATGTATGCAGGGAAGATCCACAGTATGCAGACTGGTGCCGTAGAGAGTTGCTGTTAGGGTCTCTGGGTGTGCTGAAGCTGAAACATGCACCTGTAGTAGAGAAACCACAGAGATTCGTCACAGAACAAGGTATACAGTGGATAAGCATATCTGTCTATGACAGAGCTACATCACCAGCACCCGAATGGTGGTATCAGTAATAAGGCAATAAAGTAATCACAGGTTGATTATTTGTGATGTGAACAATGAGTATGAAGTGACCGGGTACAAGTTATCCGGTTGCTCTCTGCTCTGATGTACAGTACAACGATCAGCAATAAAACAAACAAGTTATGGGAGGATATGATCTACACGGTAACTACTATAAGAACAGTAGAGATGCTTGGAATGCTGAAGAAGCACAGGTAGCAGCTATAGATGCCAGATATGCAGACCAAAGGAGCAGACAGGTACAACGAGATCTGCAAAGAAATGAACAGCTGTACAGTCAGTATCTGGAAGAGTTCGGTCAACGAATCAGATACCTGGAACAGCCGTTACGAAGATATGTAGATATACAGGAACAACAAAACAACAAGCAATGAACAAGAGACCAAAAGGTAAGATATCTGTACAGAAGGAAAAGCCTTTGCCTGTAACGAATGATGTAGGAACGGTTGACATCATAGGTACACATCACAGAAACAGTATAGCTGTACAAAAGGAAAGACCGTTATATACAGAGAGACAACCTGTAGAGCTAATGAATATGAATCTTAGCTGTAGAGTGTTCAATAGGTTAGTAACAGCAAAGTTGGATACTGTAGAGAAGATAGATAGTGTGACTGGTGACTATCTGATAAACCTGAGAAACTTCGGAGTATCAGCATTAGAGGAACTCAATAGAGAGTTGAAGAAGTATGGCTGGCCAGAAAAAGTAGTGGAAGACTACAGGCTACAACAGAGGATGAAGGAACAAAAAAAGATACAAGCTACAAATCAGCGTGTGTTTGAAGCCAGACAGACAAAGAAAGCAATGGTACAGGAACAGCTGGATAGAGCTAATGAGTTACTGCAGAAAGTGTGTGAGCAGATGGAAACAAAGGGAAAGATCTCGTGGGATATATACGATCAGATACAACAATACCTCAACGCAAATGAACTGATATGATAGTAACAAACACAATGATCGCTGTATACAGCTGTATAGCAGTATTGACAGTAGTAGCTGCATATGTATATGGATGTAGTAGAACGCGGATGAAGTGGATAGAACAAAGAGACAACTACAGAGACATTATACTGGATCATGGTAAAATGATACGTGAATGGACAGCAGCATTCCATGAAGAACAGAAGAAGAAAGTCGAGTGGTTCAGCAAGTACACAGCTCTACAGCAGGAGATAGAGTGTCACATACATGAAACACATGAAGAGTCAGAGAGACCTCATGTAGAGCAGATATGGCCAGTAGACAAGAGCAGTTTCTCTCGTCTGGGTCATCAGGACCTTGTGTTCGAGGATGAGGATGAACAACAATTCCTGGACAGTATATACAAGAAACAAGACAAAGATATTGATCACAGAGTACCTGGAAGCGGGTGCTAGAAAACTACAGTATATGGGACAGTATAGTATACAATTAGATATGATAGCCGCATCTGCTTTGGTAATAGCAGTGTTCGTAGTAGCAGTAGGTATCCGATACCTGACAAACAATTAACAGTTCACAAACCAAAATCAATCAACAATGAGCAAGAGAATAGTAATAAGTACCCTCTACCTGGTAGGTAGTACACTCGACATGACAGGTATCCAGAGTCATACACCGAAACCAAAACATAAACCATCTGCAGAAGTAGTGGAAAACTACATACATGCAAAGTGGTACAATCCAATGAGATCCTCACAGGACTGGAACCGGTCAGAACAAAGGAAAGCAGAGATACTGCAGAGCATCAACAACATCCGTATACAGATACGTAAACAAGCGGCAAGAGTATCAGAAAGAGCAGAGAAGCATGTAGTTGATGCAGAAAGCTACAACACATACAAGGAGAGGAAAACTCTGTACAGAGCAAGTGTTCTGGTAAACAGGGCAATGGAACATCTGGCAGACATCGGATAACTTCATCACAACCAGCTATACAGACCTTTCAGAGATAGACACTCTGCAGTACTGTATACAGGTAAACAAACACAAACAACATGAAAGTGACAATAGTACAGAATGGGGTACTCTCAGTAGTACTTCAGCCAGAGAGTGAGATAGAGAAGTTGCAGTTACGGGAGGTGTTCTCAGGGCCTGTCCAGGGAACTATGCAGGACACACTGCAGATACTGGGAAAGAACATTGTGGATAGTGTAGTGATATCGTCTGTGCAGAAACAAGTGGAAGGAGGGAAAGAGTCATGAGCATAGAAGAGATAGAACGGAAACACGGTCTCCTGGTAGAGGGTTATGAAGGGATGTTAGCGGAAGGTAAGATCAAGTATCATACACAGATCACTCTACAGGCAATAATAGAGGAACTACAGGAATTGATGAGTCACAAAGACCCGGTAACAGATACATATCTGTACTGTGCAGGAAGAGTAGCAAGTCTACAGAAACTGATAGATAACCAGTAACAAGTAAAAACAACAGTATGACAACCATAGAGAAGCAATTCATCACGAGTATCCTGGACAAGGAGAAGATAACAATGTATGAGGTAGGCCAGTTGGTAGAGTTTTTTGGTAAAGCATTTGGTACTGCAGAAGGACCAGGGAGGTTCACAGAAGTGTCGAAACAACTGGAAGAAGATATAGATAGTGCTCTCCGGTCAGCACATGGTCTGGGCAAAAAACTGCTAGAGGTGTATAACCAGACACAGAACAGCTTATCTGCAGCATATGAGGACACAGAGAAGAAAGCTGATGAAGTGTACCAGCAGTACAAGAAAGTGGTAGAGAAATACCAGGCCAATATAGGTCATCTGCAGACTATACAGTTCCCTGAAGTACGGTTACCATACAACTGGAAAGAGGTGCTGGAGATGACAGAGAAGTTATCAAAGATGAGTCAGACACAGAGAGATGTGTTCTATGAAGTAGTGGACAGGTATAGTGTAAAACCAGACAAACAGTAGATATGGAACTGAACGAACTACAGGTAGGTGATACGATAGTGGCTAGATACGGATCAGAATACCGGGAAATGGAAGTGCTGGCAAATGATACAGAACGTCAGCAGATAACAGTCAATGTCCGTATACAGATAGGCACTTTCACTGATGTACAGAAGATGTTGGTAATGGAGTACAAAGACTATAACTTGGAGAAATGGGGTAAGTTGGAGAAGAAAGAACCCGCTATCCAGTAAAGCAAACAACAAACAGAGAAAAGAGATGAGAACAGATGAACTGAAGATAATCATCAAGGACATTGAAACCTACAGAGAATGCATCCTGTTGGGAGGCTATATACCGCATCAGGACAGAATGGTGTTATGGGAGATCTCTGCCAGGAAGAATGAACTGGATGCAGCTATCAAGTTCCTGTTGGAAGAACCGGTCATCTATGTAGGTTTCAACCTGGTGGGCTTTGATGCACAGGTACTACAGTATACCCTCGACAACTATCACCTATGGCAGGAAAAGACAGCTCTGGAGATATGTGCTCTGGTATATGAGTTCGTGCAGAACCTGATAAACGATCAGCAGTATGAGGTTCCGTTACCATACAAGGAACAGCATCTGGACATACAGTGTATAGACCTGTTTCTAGTCCTGCACATGAATAATGAAAATCGTATGACCTCACTAAAGCACTGTATGTATGCTATGGATGAGGATATCGAGATCATGCCTGTAGATCATGGAAAAGTGGGCCTGACATCAGAGGATATAGATGAGGTTATCCGGTACTGGGAGAATGATATCCGGGCTACCTACAAGTTATGGAAGTGGTGTATTGGTGACTGTGAGCATGAAGTGTACAAGGGCAAGGACAAGATACAGTTACGGCTGGACCTGATAGAGGAGTACAAACTTTCCCATACAGCTATGAGCTGGAACGATGTGAAGATAGGTGCAGAGCTCAACAAAAAGAACTATCTGGAACTGGCAGGTATCAGCAACCAGCAGCTATGGGACAGGGTCAAGAACAAGAAAGGTAAGACAGGGTTCAGGTTTGCTGACTGTTATCCGGAGTACTATAAGTTTGAGACTGCTGAGTTCAGAGAGTTCTTCAGTAGAGTAGGTAACGCAGTTATCAACCTGAACCAGAAACAGGAGTTCCCATTCAGCTACAAAGGAACAGACTACATGTTTGCCAGAGGTGGTGGTCATAGCCAGGAAAAGGCCAGAATGATCATACCAACAGATAGACAGGTACTCATTGACTGTGATGTGTCTAGTATGTATCCGAATATCATACGGAAACGTGGTCTGTATCCGGCACATCTGGGAAAGCTGTGGAATGAGGCATACGTATCTAACATACAGAAAAGGCTTGATGCCAAGAGGCTGTACAAGGAGACGAAGGAGAAGAAGTATGACAACTTTCAGGAGTGTTACAAGTTGGTACTGAATGGGAACTTTGGTAGGTTGATAGATCGCAGAGACTATCAGTATGATGCATTTGCCGGTATGTGTGTAACTATAGGTGGTGAGATAGACATCTTCATGTTAGCAGAGGATATAGCACAGATACCTACAGCAAAGGTCATGTCCATGAACACTGATGGTCTGACAGTACTGCTGGACAGAGATCATATAGAGGAGTATATCGCTGTATGTAAAGCATGGGAACAGCAGGTAGGAAACGATGTAATGGGTAATCTGGAGTATATAGAGTACGAGAAATTGGTACAGACATCAGTCAATGACTATATCGCTGTCAAGAAGGGTGAGTGGAAAGAGATAGATGGTAAGTTCCAGCTCTCTCCAGATACAAAGCCTGTGCAGGACAGGTTGAAGAAGAAGGGTGACTGGTTGACAGCATATGACCTGCACAAGAACAAGAGCAAGTCTATAGTACCTATAGCAATGGAACAGTATATAGTGTACGGCACACCTGTAGAAACCACTATTAGGAACCATCGGAACATATACGACTTCGGGATCATGAAGAAGGCATCGAAGGACTACAGCTATATAGGAGTAGACAGGAAAACCGGCCAGGTCAACACGTACCACAAACTCATCCGCTACTACTGCAGTATAGAAGAAGCAGATGGAGCAGAGAAGCTGTACAAGGTCAAGAATGAGGGCTCAGAAAAGACAGGAAGGGAAAGAAGTGAGTGTGACAAGCTCAGTAAGTACCAGGTAGTGTTCAATCATCAAATAACTACAGATGACTGGGAAAAGTTACATATCGACTATACTGTATATGAAGATCTCTGCTACAAGCTGATAGCACAGATACAACCAGAAGTAATCAGAGACCGTAAAGAGAAAAGAGCAGGGTTGCAAACACTGTTCTGAAGAAAATCAATAACAGGTAAAAACAAATCAATATGTGGAGTGAAAAAATACCAGTAGGTCCAGAAAGAGCACAAGAGCTGCTAGAAATGAATAGTCCTGAGACCAATAGAAGAATTGACTGGACAACAGTGTCCCATTATGCACGAATGATGAAAAGCGGTGAGTGGAGAGAGGATATCAATCCGATCATGGTGACGAAGAACAAGAAACTGGCAAATGGCCAACATACACTGTTAGCTATTGTAGAGTCAGGTTGTAAGATCAAGTTAGAGATAAAGTGGGACATGCCAGAAGATACGATCTTCTATGTAGATAAGAACAGAGTGAGGTCATTAGGCGACACTATACATCTGATGGGTATGGAGAGTGCGTATAACCTGGCACCGATGGTGAAGAACTATCTGCAGCTGAAGAAAGACAAGCCATTCTCGGGATCAGGACTGAAGTCTGTACAGCTAACAGAGGATATGATACGTGACGAGATCAATATAGATAAGGAGTACTGGCATAGTGTAGTCAAGATAGCACAGAGCTACTATCGTGCTATAAATCACTATCTGACAATTCCCTTCATAGGAGCATGGTATGTAAGGTTATGTGATATAGATCAGGATGATGCACAGGAGTTCTTCGAGAAACTATGCAGGAATGAAGGAGTGTTCCGGAAAAAGGACTCCATCAAACTGTTGAGGAACAAACTGGAAGCAAACTATGTGAGCAAAAAGTCGAAGTTGAGTCCTACCTATATAAGTGCGATCTTTATCAAGGCGTGGAACTCATTCCGTATGAAGAAAGATATGTCTGTACTAGACTGGAACTCTGAAAGGGAAGACTACCCAAAGCCTATATAGTAATAACATCACAATAACGTGGGAATGTTTGGTGCAGAACAGTTAGTTATGTACCTTACAGACCCTCTCACCGATAAAAATCAACAGCAATATGGAAAACAATATCAGGTTAGTTGTTTGTCTCATGGACGAAGAATGGTTCAATGATGATTTTGCTGATTATCAAGTAGGTCCAAAGAAAGGAGAATTGTGTACAGTGGAAGGTAATTGCGAAGAATACCTATACTTGAAAGAATATCCTCAACATGACCCTGCAGGTATACGTGATTGTTATCACTATAGCCAGTTCATAGAGGTCATCAACAGCAAAGAAGAGATAGCTACTGTACAAGTAGCAGGTATACAGGTACCACAACTGACAGAACAGTAAAACAACCACAAGATGCAGATAACAACAGAGAAAGAGTGGAGAGCAGTGATGGATCATATACAGCTGCAGTTACTGAGTCATACAGAAATAACAAGGAAACCCAACGGAGTAGTAGATGAAGCAGTAGTGCCTGAGCTGACGATAATAGGAGTAATGCAGAAGATAACCCTAGACAGCTACCTACAGGCAAACAGTATCAAGAAGGAGAGAAAGAAACCTGTACAGGCAGATGAGAGTTTCGAGATATGGTGGAGAGCGTATCCACTGTCCAACTTCACATACAGAGGCATGTCGTTCACATCGGGAAGAACTCTCCGGTGTAGGAAGGATGAGTGTTATAGGCTGTACAGCAGAGCACTTACAGAGAACGACATCACAGCAGAACAGATGTTGATGGCCCTACAGAAGCAAGTGAAGGTAATGAAGGAAGAGAGCTATGAGTCTGGCCAGAACCGGTTACAGTACATGAGCACATCTGATGTGTACTTACGTGCTGGTAAGTATCAGGACTGGCTAGGTACAGGTGATGAGAGTGAAGAGGAAGAAACATATAACAGCAATTGCGCATAGATATGAACAAAAACAGAGAACACCTACAGACAAAGATAGCTGACTGTTTAAGAGATAACGGATGTAGTAGCGATGGTGCTCCTAACAGGTACTTTGCTGCTGGAAAAGTACTAGACTTGATAGAACAGTTACTAGTAGCAGAACAGGTACAGGAGAAAGTGGACATGCAGATAGATGGTGTGAACTACATAGTACCAAAGGATATGGCTGATGACATTAACAGGATACTGCAGGATGCACTGAAGAATGACGGAGAGAAAAAGTTCGTACTGATTACCGAAGACCAGAAATGTATATATGATACACAACAGTTAGTATACGGTGTAGATATAGAGACATTCGATACTGCAGATCTGATATGGAAGGCATACAATGCTGCAAATCCCGGAGAAAACATGCCAAAGATCAAATGGTTCAGTGAACCGGAAAATCTACAGGAATGGCTAGAGTACAACAAACCATGTCTTAGCCAAAAAGAAGTAATGACACTAGTAGAAGATGTACTGAAAACAGGAGGAATCCAGATACCTACTACAGAAAGATACGAAGAAACATTCAAGTGCAGGTTAGATACATTCGTTATGGAGAAACTATCAAACAACAAGTAGAACTATATGGAAAGCAATATGGATGAGATCGTGCAGGTAAGTCATACCTTAGTACACGGTAAAGGATGTATGGGTTGCCAAAGACATGAAAAAGATATCATGATAACACTAGTAGCAAGACCTGATGGAAAAGGCTGGACAGATGTGTTTCTGACACAGGAACAAGCAGAGGCTCTGGTAGAACAACTACAGAAGCGGATATTCGAGAACAATGTAATGGAATAGAACTATGAGCCTTAGCAGTGACCTGGACAAGGAGATACAGAATGGTAGAAACGGTAAGGTAGGTGTGATACCGGTAGCCTATGAACGTATGGGTGACTATATAGACATAGCCAAGAACACGTACTATGTAGTGGTCGGAGAAAGCGGCAGTGGTAAAAGTACACTGGTGCAGGACCTGTTCATAGTGAACCCTATACGATGGTATCTGCAGAACAAGAATGAGGATATCAAGCTGTCCATCATCTACTTCGGTATGGAGAGGAAGATGTACCAGTATACAGCCAGGTGGATAAGCCGGTTGATCTTCGAGGATACAGGGCTGCATATAGCACCAAAGAGGATACTGGGCAGGAAGAGAGATGATGGTCTGACAGATGCAGAGTATGCAACTGTACAGAAGTACTACAAGGTGTTGGATGAATGGGAAACTGATGATCTGTTGATAGCCCATCAGGGTTCGAAGAATCCATCAGGTATATCGTTGTATCTGGAAGCATTTGCCAAGAAGTATGGAACTGTGCACGAGAAGGACAAGTCCGACAAGAGCATAGATAACATACTGGAGACGAGAACCTATACACCAAACCACCCGAACCATATAGTGCTGGTTATCACAGATCATATAGGTATCCTGGCACCGGAGAGGAATACGGATAACAAAGCAAAGACAGCTATTGACAAGTTTAGCCGGTGTATGAGAGAGGCAAGAGACCTGTATGGGTTCTCTCCAGTCATAGTACAGCAGATGAACAGGAACATAGCTGATGTGCAGAGGCACAAACTAGGAGACCTGACACCAAAGCTATCTGATATAGCAGATAGCAGTTCCAGCAGTCAGGATGCAGATGTAATCATGTGTATGCTCGATCCCTATAGGCATGTAGTGAAGGACGACAAAGGTAGATATGGGAAGGATGACCACTATGATCTGGATAAGTTACGGGACAAGTGGTTCAGAACCTACTACAGAACACTGTACATCCTGAAGAACTCCTTCGAGGCTAGTGGACAAAAGTTCCAGATGGGTCTGCAACCAGTGCAAGGTATCATGAAAACTCTACCTCCAAACAATGCCATACCAGAGAACATATACGATGAAGTTACATCAGGCAGGTACTTCCTACCATCAGCAATAGAGAGGGAAGAACAGCAGATCATGAAGACGTTCAAGGGTTTCGGTAACAGAGATAGTATTATGGAACAAGTCAAACAAACAACAGAGATATGACAACAGTATGGGAATTTGTAGAGAAGTACTACCCAAACTACTCCAGTAGTGATGAGATAGCAACAGCCAATGATATAGATCAGATACTGACAGAGCCGGATCATGAGTGGAGTGAGGGAGCAAGTAGGATATGGAAAGGTTATGAGAGTGACTTAGCAGCAATTGCAATACTGCAGGATGAGGTAATGACAAGTGTGTACAGAAAGGCTATAGAAGGCTATATAGCCAGTAAAACAGAACAACTGTGAGCGAACAGGAGATACAACAGGAAGCAGAGAAAGATGTATCCGAAACATGGAAGGTGTACGAACAGAGACCGAACTATAAGGCACTTGTACGTACTTGGATAGCCGGTTACAAAAAAGCACAGGAAGAGTACCAGGCAGATGCAGAACGGTGGAATAGTCTGATACAACAAGTAGATCAGATACGTAGACCATTGGCAAATGCAGAAAGTTATCATCTCTCTGTAGGTGAACTGGTAGTGAATTTGGTAGATGACTACTGGGAAAAAGAACGAGAAACAAACAAATAGAACATATGACACGAATAGATAAGAAACTCACTCTCGATCAGAGAGGCGATATGTATGCAGATACAACGAATCTGGAAAAGGAAACGTACAGAGGTGATGTGGTAACAGCCTATGTGATAGGTGCTATGGAGCAGCAACAAATAGATAAGCCAGAATTAGATAGACTGACACAACTATCAGAGCTACAGAAGCAATTGATAGAACTATACAAGGAGAAAATAGAATTGAAAGATAATACATTGGGCAATTACAGAAGTTCAATAGATGAATTGACTAGTTAGAGCAACAACAATAGTTATGGAGAAGAGAAAAATCAATGCAGAATACTGGGCAAATCAGGTACCAGGGTTAGCAGATGGATATCTGACCATATCCAGAAACACACTGATACTACTGCTCAGAACATACGGTAAGGAGCTACTGTTGGAAGCTGCGGAAAGAGCAGATGTGACTGCAGATGAACTGGGACAACCTTTAGTGAATACCACAACAATAACTCACATCATAGACAGTCTGTAAAAGAGAACAAGGTAAACAAAACAAAATAGGAAATATATGGGAGAAGAGAAAACAGGTATAGTGTTACCTACAGCATCAAGGAAAGCAACTGCTGTAAATCCGGAGAGTATCTGTCTATACGGAAAACCGAAGGTGGGCAAGACAACTATCCTATCAGAGCTGCCGAATAACCTGATCATAGATACGGAGAAGGGTTCAGCGTTCATAGATGGGATGGTAATGCAACCACCAGAAGGAATGGGTCCTGTAGGTATCCGGACATGGTTGAAAGATGTAGCACGTTCCATCAGAGAAGCTGGTAGACCATATGACTATGTGTCTATAGATACCCTCAGTCAGCTCGACACACTTTCAGAATGGTGGGGGACATGGGACTACATGCATAGTGTTGCCGGTAAGAAGTTCAACAAGAAAACGGATGATCTGGGTAACCTGATATATGGGCCAGATAAGAAACCAATCCTGTTGAGGCCGGACGACCCTCTTTATGAGAGTGTGTTGACCCTTGGGAACGGCTATGGATATCAGCATACGAGATCGGCATTTATGGACATGTTTGATACACTAAAAGGTTTAGGCAAAGTCTGTACGATCTTTGTATGCCATGTAGCAGACAAGATGATAGGAGAGAAGAACGGCGAACAGGTAATGGTAAAGGATCTGGCCCTCACAGGAAAACTGAAAGATTGGTTGCCTAGAGTAGTAGATGCCACAGGTAATGTATGGAATGAGGACGGACAGATGATGATATCATTCAAAGGAAATGAAGAGAAGATGGGAGGAGTACGTGGTAAGCACTTGCCTGGGTACAGTGGTCCATTGGACTGGAACTTCATTTTCCGTAAAGAAGAAAGCAAACAAACAACTAACGAAACAAAAACAACAGTAAAATGAACCTAGAAAAAGAGTTGAAGTCAATCAAGTCTGTAGATACACAGAAGCATGAAGATACTGTATCTGAGGTAAAGCTGATACTAGAAGGAGACCATCAGGAAGATCTCCGGATAATGCGATCAATGGCCAGTAACAGTACACTGGTTCGGGCAGAGGAAAGTCTGGGCAGGAAACTGCAACTGGAAAAGTTTGAACAGGAGTACGGGGAGATATACAAGATAGACCAGATACGAAATCTTTGCATCAAGTACAAGCTCCGGTTCCTGAACAGCAAGAAATACCGAGGTACGCTGCCTATGGA